CGTCACGGCAAGACAGGAAGGTGCAATTCATTGTAGCACGTGATCGGGCTCGAAACCATGCCGCAATGCCCGGCTGCGTCGCAGAAGTGTCCAGTGAACTCGCACGAAGCCGGGTTGTGAGGCATCGCCCGAGCAGTATCGATCTGCTTCGCAGCCCAAGCCGCCTTCATGTCACGAATCAGAGCGATGGTGGGGACGCAATACTTGTCCCACCACGCTCGCGCTTCGCCGTACGTGATCCCCTTCTTGACGGTCCACGTCTTGGGCGTCTGGCCCTTGCTGAACTTCTTCGACACGAAGCACCACTCTCCGGTGACGTAGTTCGTCCCGCGCCAATGCTCTTGCATCAGCAAGAAGGCGTAGATGTTGAATTGAAAGTCGTTCGTCAGGTCCGAGAGCGCCCAGAGCTTGCCGTTCTGAAGCTTCGCCGTCTTGCTCGGGGCGCCCGTGGTCTTCCAGTCCTTGAACTCTGGGCAGTCCATGAAGTCGCAGCGCAGATCGACCTTGACGCCGTACTCGGGAAGCGGAACCAGTTTGATGATCTCGGAGACGGCGCGCACAGACCGCGGCTCCGCGTACTGCATCAACGCGCGCGCCATCTTGCCGATGAAGGTCTCTGGGCCGTGCGCTGTTGGCGTTCCGGTCAAGAGTGCCTTCATCTGCGCATGGAGCGCGTTGCCGATGCTGAGAGCTTCGCCTTCGACCTGTGGCACGCCTTCGAGATAGTGGAAGGCCCACTTGCGCGGACAGTTGAAGGCCATCTCCAACTGCTTCACGCTCGTTCGCATTAGGGTGTCCATGTCACCAAGTCCCCAGGCCAGTAGCGATCCGCCTTCTTCTCGTCCGGGTACGCAAGCCCGGTCCCACACGTAGAGATGCAGGCGCGCGCACCGGGACCTTTCGCGAGCTGGTAGGTCCCGGTGTTGTGGTCCGCTGTCACCACGAAGAACTCGTTGTCCTTCTCGCCCCACGCATCACAGAAGTCTTCGAAGTCGCGCGCGAGCATCACGACTTGGCGAGCCCGTTGAACCAGGTCCAGAACTCTTCAACGGTCTGGATCGCTTGCTTGCAGTCCGCCACAGCCCGGTGCGCCGCTGCCTTCGAGCGCGCGGAGTCCCGGCCTTCGATGAACTCGCGCAAGAGCCAGAAGCTGTTGACATCAAAGTTACGATAGTGGAAGAGCTTCTCCGTCTGCGGCAGGCTCTTGCGCAAGAAGCCCCGATCGAAGCTGGGATTGGCGCCTGCAAGCTGGGAGCCCTGGCAGTTGTTCGCGAGTAGGAACGAGCACAGGTCCGCGTCCATCTTCTGCAAGTCATCGTATGGGCTCGCCTCGCACGCATCCCACAGCCCGTTCTCAATGTGCATGTCCACGACCTTCGGATGGATGTAGCCCATGTATCGCGAGCGGTCGAAGCGCATCTGGACTTCGGCTTCTTCCAGAATGCGGAACTCAGGGAGCGAAACAATCACGATCCCCACTTCGAGCAGACGATCCGTCACCGGGTCCAGCCCCGTGGTCTCGACGTCCACGAATGCGAGATTCACGAGACCTCTGCAAGCTTGCAAAAAACGTGCGCAACGATGGCGACGAAGAAGCCGGCTAAGATGACCGTCCAGCCTACCAGGGACGCCATGTATAACGTCCACGCAACCGAGATGCCTAGCGATACTGAATAGAGAAACAGTTTCATAACTATCCTTTCCGGGTCCAGATCAGACCCACAAGCCCAAACTCGGGCTGTCCTACCTTACCGTCTTTGGTCCTGATCGGCAAGCCCTGATACAAGAATCTCTTGCGCTGCATGAACTCGGTCCGGAGCCGCATGCCCGTCTCTCGTTCCATGGCGTCTGCGCCAGTCGCACCATCGCGGAACGGCTCGATGAAGTCTTGCCACCAGAGCCGATCCGTCCAATTGGGCACCAGCCCGTATGCAAGAGCCGCGCCACTCTCCCACGCTTTTATGATCCACGGCCCGATGTCCGAATAGGGCGGATTGAACCAGACGCGGCGGCCCTCCCAGCTCCCTGTCAGCCCCGTGTGTGGTGAGAGCAGCCGCGCGGCGTCTGGGCTGCGCTCCCAGAGCCCGTTGGTCATCGGGGCCGTGTACTGGCCCTCCTTGGTGTAGTAGAGCGCGCACTGGGTGTTGTCGTGCGATGCAGCCGCATCTAGGTCGAAGTGGTGGGTGGCGTGCTTCTCGTCAAACAGCTCCGCGGGCGTTTCCCGTTCGTCTGGCTCTGGTAGCCGGCCTTGTTCATGGTTGGCCATCAGGCTCCTTTCAGGGTGATGCGTGGATCGCCTTCGGCATCGTAGAGCAGCTCGAAGGACTTGGCCGCTCCTTTGGTGGTGTTCATCAGCTCGTGGTCGAGCGCCGCGTGGAGCTCTTCGAAGGACTCTAGCAGGTCTCCGATGTCTACCGCGTGTTTGCAGGTCGAGTTATCCGCCACGGCGGCGCATAGGCGAAGGTACTGGGCTCGTGTGATCATAGTTTCCCTTCTTTGGTAGAGGCATAGGACTGATTCTGCGGGCGCGCAAGTCTTTCTTCATACTGGGTTTGCGTCTCGTCCCCTTCGCGGTCTTTCTCTGGGTCATACGGCCGATCTGTCTCTTCAGGGTCTTCGGGCAGTGGATCGAAATGGTCAATGACGCGCGCCTCTGCTTTGCGGATGGCTTCGACCAACTCCATTGGCAGCTCAGCCGCCAGCAGAGCCCTGCGCAGCTCCAAGCCCGCGTCACACCAGGTAGTGACTGCCCGGTCCACTCGGGACCCGGTCTCGGGGGGTGGGAGAATGAGGACGCCGTCTTCCCGCCGCACAATCTCTCCAACCTGCATGGCCTCGGAGATCCACTTGCGGGTATTGGTGTTGCCTTGGATAGATGCGGTCAGCTCGCGAGCAGTCTTACACGTCCAACCAGTGAGCGCGCTTAAAAGCTTGCACCTCTGCTCTTGGACTTCGGGGCGGCTCGTGCGCTGGACATAATCGATAAAACGCTGATTCTGGGCAGGTGTCATGATGATCATACCTTTCGTTGGGGTTAAAACGCTGGCCATGTTAGGGGGTGTTTTTGCATGGCCAGCACATGATAGCCACGTGGCCATGGCCATGCAAGGTGGCCATGTGCTTTTTGCACGAATATATCATTGGCCACCCTGGCCTACTGGCCATGGCCAGGCTGGTAGGGACCCTTGTTGGGGGCCCCCGCCAGACGCATTAAAAAAAAGGTTTTTGCTGTGACCATATGTTTTAAGAAACCGCCCGTCTATGGTGGGCACTAAGATAAAAAGGATGTGATCGCGCTTTTTTATCAGATAGCCCTTGCATGCTCCGCTGGGTCCGCTATAACTAGGACATGAATCCGAATCGCCCCAACAAGTCCCAAGTCCGCAAGGCCATGAAGGCCGTCCGCAAGTTCGTAGGCAAGCAGACCCAGACGAGCGCAGCGCGGCTCCACAGCGAGCTGTACGTGGCCATGGTCCCGAAGGAAGCGCGTCGATGATGACCTTGTTCCGCTGGCTGGTCATCGCGACTTACGTGCTGGCCGCCTTCGTTCTGTTCTTGATCGTCGCGCTCTGACCTGGTATGATCGTTGCTCCATAGAAAGGAGCCCATGTTTCTACCACATCCAAACGACTGGCACGCGGCTGTGCACATTGTCCCGGTTCGCATTGGCGAGCTGGGACTGGCGCAGTCCTACGAGTACAAGACCGCGCCCTATGACCGGACCTTCCGGCTGGCCTTCGAGCTGGACGAGATGCGCGGGACCGGCGAGATCGTGATCCGGACGCGCGACTCTCTTTGCACCGGCGTACGCTGGTCGCGCTGCGCGGACGGCCGAGTCAAGGCGGTGCCGCTATGAGCTGGGAGACCGCGTCCACGGAGAGCTACATGCGCCGTCGGTATCCGTTCGCGTTCTGGGACATCCAGCTCTTGGAGCAAGGCGGCTGCGTCGTCTCGGCTCGCGTCCACGACGTCCAGCTCTTGGAGCAAGGCAGCTGCGTCGTCTCGGCTCGCGTCCACTCTGAAGCAGAATGGAAGCGCACCCAACTCCCGCGTATCTTCGACAAGGCAGAGCGCGTACACCAGATCGTCAACGCGCTGGACAACATGCTTCGTGACCCGAACGAGAACGCATGGCGCGCGCATCAGGACTATGTCTGACCGCGTCGAAGACTTCCACGGCTCGGACCTGCGCTGCTTCGCGCTCGATGATGTGTGGTTGGGCGGCTGTCCCATCGTTGGTGCCATGATCGCGGACGAAAAGCTGGCCGAGAGCTGGGAGAACAACGACTTCGACGAGATAGACGAGCCCATGGAAGCCGCGCTGGCGATGCAAAACAGCTGGCGCATGTGGCAAAAGGATAGCGTGGACGTCGGGCGCGTGCTAGCGTGGGATGTCCAGCTCGAATACTCCACCCGAAAGGAGAACCCATGTCATCCAGAAGCAGCTTCAAACTAGGTCGTCCGCCCCAGGTCCCCGTTCCCACCATCGGGCGACAGCTCCGCGCCATCCTGCGCCGGGCTCTCTTCGCCACCAAGCTTCCCTTCGTCCACATGTGGACGAACATCCGCGCGCGCCGGCTGCTGTCCGAGGCCTACGCGCGGGAGCCGCGGAAGGCGCAGGGAGCACCGACCAGGGCCTGGCGGCGTGACTTCATCCGTGGCGAGCTGCGCCGGCTCCGTCCGCTCGTTCGTGAGCAGGGCCAGTCCCGGCTGACCTTCAAGCAGCTCTGGCGATTGTCCTTGACTGCGGCCGAGTAAGGCCCCATACTTAGATCACCCCGCCGGGCTTAACCTTTCACCGGCGGGGCGTGCCACTTCCAGGCTTGGACGCCAGGACACCATGCAGGCGTACGCGGACACTAGTCTGGCGGCGGCTGGGTCCGAGCCTGGGGGAAGCACTGACTTCTTTGCGGCGGTCAGCCCCAAACTCATGCGAACCTGTCTTTATTCCATCACACATACGGTCTCTGGAAAGGTCTACTTTGGCCTGACCAATGACCCAGATCGCAGATGGGAAGCCCACCGGTATCATCCGGCGCCATCCAGTTACATTGGAAAGGCACTGAAGCTTCACGGCGCGGATGCATTCGAGTTCCGCGTGCTAGAGTGGTTTGACCTGCGTCATCGAGCGCAGAAGGCGGAGCGTGCAGCCATCCGCTCCGCGCAGGCAGCCAAGCAGCCTCTTTACAATCTGACCGCAGGCGGGGAATCCGGAAGCCTAAACTTTGGATGGACGAAAAAGGGGGCAGAGATTCATACGTCAGACCCCGACGCGGAGATGCTTCAACTAGTTGAATCCGCTGTGGAGTTTGACCGCGAACTAGAAGATGATGCCCTGTGTGCCGCGTTTGACCCGCACCAGCAGTATCCTTGGTGACTTGACAAGTCCGTTTGCCGGACCATACTGATCATAGGTCCCCGGGAGACCCTAAACCCCGCCATGGCGTCCAGCTCTGCCATGAACAAGTGAGCCCCGACGTTGCCCGCCGTCTATGCGTGGTGAAGTTCAACGTTTTGGTGCTCCAACATGGCTGCTCCGGCAACCCCGACTTTCATCCTCAACTGGACCAACATCTGGTACAAGAAGCTCGACCGCGCGCATAACGCCTCGATTCTGGCTTCTGCCACGCTCTCGGACATGCGCTTCGAGACGACTGGTGGCGACTCGGTTGCCCAGCCCTTCACCCTGAACGGCCACCGCGGCGACTCCGGGAACTTCCAAGCAGCGCAGGCGATTGCCAGCCAGTCTGAGTTCCGGAACAGCGCGAAGTATCGCTGGCAGGTTCCGTACTCAGAGTACCACGGCTCCATCCAGATTGCCCACCGCGACATCGCTCTGAGCAAGACGGATCGTGACTCGGCCGTGCGCGCCCGACAGAACGAAGTGGACATGGCGTTCAAGCAGCGCGCGTCCAACATGATGCGCCTGTGGTTCGCGAACATCGGCTCTGCCATCGCGACCGCTGCGGCCCCGACCTTCACGCTGGCGGCTGGTGTTCTCACCACGACCGACCGACATCTGGCGGCCAAGCTGTTCCGCGGCGACATGGTCCAGCTCGCCACCAACGCGGGTGACACCGCAGGCCAGGTCCCCACCGGCTCGCCCGGCTTCGTCGTGAAGTCCGAGAGCGAAGTCACCGCGGCCAACACGGGGCGCGTCTCGCTCTCGCAGACCAGCAACGGCGCAGTGGCCAACCCGGTCGGTGTGCCTGATGGGACCTACTCGGTCTTCCGTTACGGCGAGTACAACAGCGCCAACACGAACGCCAACATCATCCCGATCACGGCGTACCTGCCCGCAGCTCCGAGCAATGCGGACCTGTTCAACGTCCGGCGCCAGGATGACACGCGGCTCTCGGGTCTTCGCGTCCCGGATGCGGTGCTCGCTGGTCGGTCCATCGGCTCCAAGATCAAGAATTGGATCGCCCAGGCTTCGGACATCGCCGGCATCGACGGGAGCGAGATCGACACGGTCACGCTGAACCCGATCGACTGGCAGCTGGCCGAGGAAGAGTTTACTTCGACGGTCACGCGGTCCCCGGTGGAAGTGGGAGAAGACGGCTTCTCGCGCATGTACATCAACACCGCGAACGGCCGGACCAAGCTGGTCAACGAGAAGCACTGCCCGCAGGGGACCATGTTCTTCTTCGCTTCGAAGCAGCTGTGTTTCCACTCGCCCACGGGCAACATCGCCCAGTGGCTCGATGAAGAAGGCAGCATCATCCGGCGCAAGGAGACCGAGCCCGTCTACGAGATGAACCCGGTGTCTTACCTCGCGACGATCATGGAGTCCCCCTACGCGCACGGGCGAGCAAGCACGACCGTCTAATGATGCCAGACTACAGGTCGGGGCTGCTTTTCAGCCCGCTGAAGATGCGCCAGCTGCATCTTGTGGTCATCGTGATCCAAGACACGGCGCTCGTCCCCGCCATCAGCTCGCCGCAAGTCACCGCGACTTCGGCGGGCGGCGGGGTGTACAACCTGACCTTCCCGAAGGGTCAGAACGGCGTCCCACTGGCAGCGACGCTGGTGGGTGTCGGAGCCGGCGGCGGAACTCTGGCGGCAGAGTTCAATGCCTTCGATCCTGTTGCGGGGACCGCGCAGATCGACACAGGCTCGGACCTTGCTGGCGGGGATCGCTGCTACGTCTCCCTGCTCGTGGGGCGCGCGTAATGGCGCACCGAGCCCGCACCCAGCTGGACGCCTTGCGCGACCGCTGCGACACGCTAGAGGCCCTTGTCGGCCAACTACTCGAAGACGCGGCCAAGTCCAAGGCTGCACCCACGCCCGAAGCCCCCAAGGCAAAGGGAGCAAAGTAGTGCTCACCAACACGTATGATGCTGGACTTTACAGTCCCGATCCCCCGTACACCACGGCCCGAGCCACTTATGAGGCCATCAGCTCCGTGTTCATTCCGGCAATGGACGGGCTGTATCAGCTTACGGTTGAGTCGCAGGGTCCGAACGGGGTTTTGCTGCTAGACCTGGAAACAGGGGATTCGGCCACATCTTTCGAAACTTTGGCAGCCCCCTTTTCCTTCGGGTCCAATACCGTCGTCGCTCGCTTGCAAGCGGGCTCAAAGGTGCTGCTGTTTGCAACGACTGCCGGCACTGTAACTCTCTCAGGAGCCCGGCTCGCGGATGAAGTTCCGCCCGAGGAATAATCATGGCAGGCGCACTCGTTTCTCAGGTCAACAACTACAACGATCGTTCAGACGGCCTTCCCCCAGATGCACGGGCGCGGCTCGCATTGGCGCAATCCGCGTCTGGTCTGGACAACGCGGCCAAGGGCTTCGGCACTTGGGCGGATCCCCAGTATCGCTTCGTGTTCACCACGACCACGGCCGCGGACTCCGCTTCGAGCACGCTGAACCTTGCGACGTCGATTCGAAACGTGATCGACCCGACGGCCAGCGGCTCGCTCCAGAACACCATCCAGATCGGTCCGCTCGCGGGCCTTCTGACTGCGGGCGTGATTCGACCGGTGCGGGTCCGGGTGAAGCAATTCATCTCCAACACGGTCACTCACATCTTTTGGTTCCAGGCCACCCTCCTCGGCGGAGCAACCCCTGTTGTGTTTCAGCCGGCTCTGGCGGCCCTGACTCAGCTCGGGACGCGGCGCGCTGCGGACGATCAGGTCAACCTGGTGGCAGCGGCGGGCTCGGTGGTTGTTAACGTGGTCCACGGCACGACCAACGTGAACATTACTTGGTCAGTCGACGTCTTCGTGGACGACGCTTTCTAAGAGGCAACGACACCGGGGCCGCCGTCTATCTCCTTGGGCGGCGGCCCTTTTTATTGGCTTGACTTTTGCCTAACCAGCGTGTAAGCTAGCATGCTCCGCAGCCGCGCCAGCGCGTAGGGCTGCGCGAGATCCATTCACCCCCCCGCGAAAGACTTTCACCCGATGACCCTGCTCCAAAAGATCGAACTCGCTCTCTTCCTCGGACTCTTCTGGGCGCTCTCGGGCTGCCACAGTTTGACGCCCGCGCAGACCGCCAAGCTCGACAAGTTCGAGTGTGAAGTGGCCGCGCTTCGCCCCTACGTCGAGCCGGCGCTGGACGCCGCGGAGCTGCTTCGGGACGTCTACAAGGGCTCCGCGGACCTCGGGCGCGTGCTCGGCACGCTGGACACGACCCAGGCCGAAGCCACTGCGCTTCTGAAGGCGCTCCACGCCTGCGCCCCGCGCGCCGAGCTGCCAGAAGGCGAGCAGTCGAGCATCGTCGCGCCCCCGCCCGCGTACGGGAACAAGGTTCTGTAATGGACGCCCCCGCGCCCCCGAGCGCGCCGCGCACGTCGGACAACAGCCTGCGCCTGAACTCGAAGACGATCATGGCGCTGGTGGCGCTCGTGTCTGCGCTCTCGGGCGCCGTCGAGCTGCGGACCAAAGTTGGGACTATATCCGACAGGCTGGACCGCGTGGAACACCAACTCGAACAGCTCGTGGAAGACCGATATGCCCGCACCGATCCCTGACATGTCCGACGCGATGTCCATGGAGACAGCCGCCCCCGACCCGATGGCAGCCGAAGGCGGGATGTTTGACAACGAAACGGCAGAAGGCGGCCTGCCTGAGTTTGGAGAGGCAGACGAGACCGAGCTGGATCCGCTCTTCGCCGCGGACGGTCAAGAGCTGTTCCCGGACTTCGACGATGACCAGCTGGCCAAGCTCCAGAAGCTGATCGACAGCCGTCTGGGAGCGGCCACGGCGTGAGTGTCATTCGGACTCGGGCGCAGGTCCGCGCTCTGGTCCTGCGGCGGACGCGCATCGTAGACCTGACGAACGCGCATCCCACGGTCGACGTCAACATTGACCTGGACGATGGATACCGCGACCTGCGCCAGCTGGTGACAGACTCGAAGTGGGCCACCTTCTTGAAGACCACGGGCGCGCTCGCGTTGCCCGTTGTGCCGGCTGTGGTGGGTCCGCCCGCCGAGCAGTATGCCGCGATCCCTGTGCCGGTCGACTGCAACACCGTCAAGCGCTTAGAGATTGCGCGCACCACGGATTGGTGTCCGGTCTCCGAAGTTGGCTTCGGCAACATGCGCGACTATGCGGGCTTCGGCGGCTTCCTGCGCTACAACGGCCCCTTGGCATGGACCTTGCTAGACCAAGGCGTCCAGGCCACGACCGCTCTGAACACGGGCTCCGCAGCTGCGGGCGTGATCGCGCTCTTCCCTGTTCCCACCAGCTCGGGCTTCTATCAGCTCTGGTATCTTCCCGAGTTCGCGAGCCTGACGGCGGACAGCGGAGCCGGCGGCTTCTACACGTACGCCAACGATGACCAGCTCCAATTCCACGTGATGGCCACGAGCACCAAGATCCTGATCTCGGACAACGACAGCCAAGGCATGCTCGCCGGCATCACGGCCGAGCTGCAACGCTACGAAGAGCGGATCCGTTCGTCCGGCCCCGTCAAGGCCGGCCCGCGCACGTGGCAACGCGCGAGGAATTACTGATGGCGAGCCTCAGAGCTGGAAGTCTTGCGAAGCTGGGGGAGTGCCACCCGGACTTGGTGCTGGTCGTGCGCGAGATGGTGGCGGAGCTGACCCGCGCACCCGGCCCACTAGTGCACGATGTGTCGGTGTTGTGTGGGCATCGGGGCCAGGTCGAGCAGGATTGGGCCTACAAGCAGGGCAACAGCAAGCTCCCATGGCCCAAGAGCAAGCACAACAGTTTCCCGAGCCGCGCCGTCGATCTGGCCCCATACCCGCTCGACTGGAGCGACCTTGCTGCGTTCGGCGAGCTTCGCGCGCGCATGCAACGCGCCGCTGATGTGGTGGGCGTCAAGGTTCGCTTCATCTCGTGGGATTGGCCTCACACGGAGCTGGCGTGACCTGCCTAGTCGCCACGTCCAAGTTCATCGCGGCAGACCGCCGGGTGACGGACTCCGAGGGCGGGCTTTGGCCTAACCAGCGGAAGGTTTTCTCCAATCGCACGCTGGTCGCCGCGTACTGCGGTCTTGCGCGCGTGGGCGCAGACCTAGAAAAGTCTGTCCGGGAAGGTCTCGAAGACCCTCGCAAGCTGATCGACATGATGAGCGACCACAGTGGCGCGATCGTGCTGATGCGGGCCGGGCCGCTCTGGTGGGTCGGATGCGGCGAGTCGACATTGGTCCGGGCGCCCGTCTACACGGCAGGCTCTGGCGGGGACCTGGCGCGCGGCTACTTGGGCGCGAAAGGTAAGCACGACGCAATGTCTGTGCGCGCTGCAATCCGCTTCGCGTCGCTTTGCCGGACCGACTGCGGCGGAGGCTGCGACATTGCCTCGATCTAAGTTCCAGGCCCCCAGGACGGTCGAGAGCTTCGCGGACGTTCAGCGCGCGCTGCGCGCCGTCCAAGAGAGCCTAGAGGCGGTCTCTCGTTCGACGTTCCAGCTGGACCTGAAGACCAAAGACTTCACGCCGCTGGCGCCGAGCTTCCAGCGCGTCTCGCCCCCGCTCGGCGGCATGCGGATCGTGCTCCCGAAGGCGAGCGAGCAGAACGCGGGGGACGCGGTCGTTCTTTCGGTCGAGAGCCCGCAGGGCATGCTGACGATCTTCGCCGCGCCCGGGGACACGATCAACGGGCTGCCACAGAACACGTTCACTGTGGCCGGCATCATCGAGCTGTTCAGCAACGGCGTGAATGGCTGGAAGAGCACGAGCCAGCTGCCCATTGGCGGGTCCGGGGCAAGCCCTTGGAGTGACGTGTTGGCCGTCGGGGCCACGAGCGGCG